GAGGAAGACACCCTTACCTTCTAGAATGGACTGTAGGCAGAGGATTTTATTGGAAGCCAGGTCGATTTCGTCCAGGAGAAGGACTGCTCCCCGCTCCAGTGCTTCGATGACGGGACCGTTATGCCATGCAGTATTCCCATCAACAAGCCTAAAACCACCGATAAGATCATCTTCGTCAGTCTCAATAGTAATGTTTACACGAATCAGTTCACGACCCAACTGGGCACATGCTTGCTCCACACTGAACGTTTTACCGTTGCCAGAAAGTCCAGTGATGAAAGTAGGGTAGAAAAGGCGAGACTCAATAATCTTACGAATATCACCAAAATTCCCAAACTTAACAAAAGTATTATCTTTTTCTGGAATAAGATTTTGCTCAACAGCAGGCAGAGCAGAAGGAGCGTTATAGGTATGTTCCAACTTTTCTTGAACGGTCAAGTTCCACTTACCACGACCAACTTTATATGGATCAATTTTTTTAGTAATGGTTTGGTAGTTAGAATCATTCATTGCACACCAAGCACGAATATCAGCAGAAGTCACATGATCTCCGTAAAGATTCTGAAGGGATGTGCGGATGTAATCGGCGGAGATGGTCATTGAGTAGTTTGTTTGAACTGAATCCATTATAGAGCAAAAAAGGGTCCAATGGACCCAATCCTGTCAGTTTGCCAACTGGTTCTTCAATTTTTCCAAGTGCTCCTCACTTGCAATTCTACCAACATATCCAGGATAGTATTTGTTTACCAAAGCAGGAATTCCCATAGCAGTGATGCTGCTATTACATTTAATCCAAACTTCTTTGGTGTCACATTTTACTATATGATCAAATGGAAATTTATTCATTCTTCTGATTTTGCTTTACCGCTATATTTTTTTACTTTATTCTTCTGAACATTCTTTTGCACTTCACGATTTAGAAGTGCTCTTTTCAGTTTCATCCTCTTACTTAACACAGGAGGATTGCCAAGAGCACCAGCAACAGTTGTGCCAATACCCTCTTCAACTTTTTCTTTTTTCTTCTTCTCTTTCTCTAACCAACCACCTTGGAATTTGCCGCCAAGATCCCCCTTTGGTTCAGTTCCAGCATCATATCTGGTAAATGGATCTTTGTGCTTAATTCCAGAGCGTTTGGAAAAACGATAGGATTCTGCAACAAACTCTTGATATGTCTTCATGCGACCAAAGAAATAAATTCTCCTAATACCTTTTTATTTAGTTTTTTAGTTTTCAATGACTTGACAAATGCAGACTTGATTTGAGACTTGGTTGCATCTTCAGCAACTTCAAATTCGGTGTCTTGAGAAAGTGCAGATGCAGACAAACCAAAGTATGCATCATATCCAGATTTGGTGATAGTAAAACTTTTTAGTTTTTTCCAATCACTATGAATTTTTTCATATTGTTTGTCATTAAATTCATGATAGAGCCTGATAAAGTTGTTTGCATCACGACCAGAAAGAAGACGAATGCCTATGAAGTTGACTGAAGAAAAACTATCTTTCAGATTGCGAAGAAGTGTATCAGTAAACTCATGATATCCATAACCAAATTTGTAGGTAATACCCAACTTACGATCTCGCAAGAAAGTGCTATGTGGATTAACTCCACGGCACCCAATGTAAGGTTCAGACTCCCAATGACGTTTTACTTCTTTATGATAGGGAGTGTGATTTGCTTCGCCATCTGTCAAGACAATACATTGAACTTTTTGTAATTTATTTTCCTTTTGGAATTTGGGTAGAATCTGATGAAGAGAAATCAACGCTTCATTCAAAGGAGTTCCAGAAAGACACAAACGATTTGGATAAGTGTAATGGCAAGAGTATGAATTAGAGAAACAAACAGCAAGACGCCAAATGTTAGTCATTTGATGCTCAAGATCTTTGCTAGAGACTTTACTGGTGAGGACATTCATCAGAGAGAATGAGTCATCAACACAAAGCAGTCCAGGTTTCTTTTCGTAGTGAGAGGTACGATCTGTTGCCTGGTAGGTATGAGTTTCATAATTATATTCTCCTCGCCGCCATTCACTAGTAAAAGCATAAACCTCAAAAGGAATAGCAACTTTCTTACAGAACCAAACAAGGTTGAAGAGTTGCTTGCAAGTATCCAACAAAACATTTTGCATGGAACCAGACCAGTCAAGAATAAAAACTAGACCGTGATTCTTACCATCAGCAAGGGTGGTGACTTTCTTGAAGAGGTCTTCATTGTACTTGTAAGTGTGAAGTTTAGTGCAGTCCAGAACACCAGTGCGAGCAGTGGTGGCACGGGCATAGGAGTCTGCTGCTTTCTTACATTCAAACTCCTTCACCAAATAGTTGACTTCTTTCTGCGCAGACTTTTTGAATTGTTTAAATTGTTGATCCACCTCTCCATAAAGGTTGAAATCTGGAATTTTATTTTGTTGAGCAGTAAACCAATAATCGATATCTTTATGCACTTCAGTGTTTGATGCAATCACAGTGTCAAGATTAACTTTGGGAATTTCTACATAATCATTTTCTCCTCCATCATCATTTACAAGATCACGAATTTTGTCCTCTAAAGAATCTGCAGTACGTACTTCAGGATCTTCATCTAGACCAGACTGGGTAATAGAATTGTTTTCTGCAGTTCCACCATAGGAGTCAGATTCGTCAGGTTGTTCTTGTTTACCTTCACCTTCCTCTTCAACTTCAGACTCACCATCTACAATTTCGCTTGCAGGAGATTGAGAGTCTCCCTGTTGTTGGGGAGGATCAATGTCAGAAACCTTCTCCTCTTGTTCTTTTTTCTTTTTGCAATACTTATAAAGTATATCTGCTGCAATGAGAACGTCAGCAAAAGTTTCTGTCTCTGCAATCAAATCGATAATTTCTTGTTCTTCACTATCAAATTTAAGATTCAAAAAATTCCCAATCTTAAAGTAAAGATTAGCACGATCAGCGAGATTAAAAGTAGAAATATCTTCGTCTTCTAGTTGAAAAAAGTCATCATCATTGAGTTCTTCATAACCACGATAAAAAGTTTTAGACAAACCAGCATATCGACGCTTCATCAGTTTCTCAATACGAGCATCCTCAACCACATTTACAAACTGTGGTGGGATCTTATGAGTTTCCAACCAGTCTTCATCTGGAGTATAAAGAGCATGTCCCACTTCATGACCCACCAGAAGGTCATAGACGGTGTTACTTGCCTTCTCCCACATAGGTAGAGTCAACACACGGGTGTGAACATTGAAGCAAGCGGTAGAAACTTTCTTGTGCTCAACCACCAAGTCTTCAGTGGCAAGAAGTTTAGCAAGTTGGGACTTGATTTCGTGACTGACGGGCATTGACTTTGTTTCGTATGAACCCATTATAAAGCGAAAGGTCGCCTTTTGAGCGACCCATGTGGAGCTTCTTAAAGTGTGCCAAGCGTGCTTTTGCTTGCCGCAACGCTTGGGGTTTTAGTTTTCGTTTCTGTTCTTTCTTGGAATGATGCTTCCAGTTTGGGACTTGCATTGTTCTGTTGCGAATTAAGATAACATATGCGAAAAACCTTTGATTTTTTCAAACCGTATGACACTCTCAAATTTGTCCTCAAGTCCAGTCTTGTGTGAGATGACAAAAATGTTTGCGTCCTTAATAACATAACGAATAATTTTAAGAAATTCTTCAGTGCCAAATCCATCCAGTGATGAATCAAAAACTTCATCCATGATCAACAGGTTAGTGTTGACCGAGTTCTTCATCCTTGCGACTTCACGCCAAGTGAAGAGTAATGCAAGGTCAATTCTCATCTTCTCTCCTTCACTGAAAGAAGCATAAGAAAAATCTTCATGGATAGGAGACTGGACGGTTTCGTTAAATTCCTCATCAAGTGTGAAGTTGATATAGAAGTCCATCATCTGAAGATAACGGTTGACTTGCTGATTTATCAGCGGTAGATACTTCTTAATGATTTTGGATTTAACTCCACCGTCTTTAAGCAAACTATACGAAAAATCGTAATAGTTGATTGTGTCTTTTTTAGAAGCGAGTTCGTCGTATGTAGTTTTTAAATTGTCTTTGAAGGATTCTAACTTCTCATGTTCAGAATTTCGGTTTGCAAGGTTCTCGGTAAGAGTTTGAATTTCAGATTCAAGATTTCGGATTTGTCTCCGTAATCCATTAATCTTAATATTGTTTTGAGAAATACCATTAGTTAATTTTGAAATCTCCTTCGTTAGAGTATTGAATTGACGCTCTCGCTCCTCTTCCTCTTTAATTGCCTCCTCCAGTTCTTTATAACCAGATTGCAACTCTTTTGCTTTATCTTGAGCGTCCTTAATTCTATTTATTCTAAACTCTTCATCAATAGACTGTGTGCATGTAGGGCATACCGTATTTTCTGTGAAAAACTTATGCTCCTTGGTAATAGTAGATACTTTTTGAGAGATCTTTCCTTTTAGATTTCCCAACTTACGCAATTTTTCAGCATATCCTGTAATAGCATCTTGCTCACGAATAAGTGCTCTGAGAGGATCTTCTGAAGATTCATTTTCTTTCATATAATTACCAATTTCTTCATCTAAATTGGTAATCTTTTGTTTATTGGTGTTTATATTTGCATTTCCACGATTCTCCAACTCCTCAATAAAGTCTTTTTGCATTTGAACTTTATCCTTCAGAGTTTCCTTTTTTAACTCTAAAATTTTAACATCTTCCTTTATAGATCTGATCTTTTCTTTAATCAGATTGTTCATGGAGGAGAAGATCTTAATGTCAAGAAGATCCTCAATAACCTCTCTACGATTAGCAGCAGAAAGTTGCATAAAAGGAACAAACGTGCTACTACCCAAAATAACAATCTGAGTAAAAGACTTATAGTTCATTTTAAGAACATTTTGTTCCAACCATTTTTGTTGATCTAATGCAGCTGCAGACTGATCCAACGCAGCACCATTTCTCCAGATCTCAAAGATTGCAGGTTTGATTCCACGAACAACTTTCCAATTTGTATCTCCAATAGAAAACTCAACCTCTACCTTACAATCCTTTTCGTTTACTGAATTAATAAGTTGTGGTTTATTGATTTTGCGGAAAGGTTTTCCAAACAGAGAGAACGTAAGAGCATCCAGAACAGTTGACTTGCCAGCACCATTTGTGCCGATAATCAAAGTAGTTGAATTTTCTTTAAAGTCAATTTCAGTAAATTGATTACCGGTGCTTAAAAAGTTTTTCCAGCGAATCTTTTCAAATAAAATCATGTTCTTCAGGAGGGATCACAACGTCATTAGGTGTAATAATCGTATATCTATAATCATGTATCTCGCATGTCTTGATCATTACTTCATCTTCAATCTCAATTACATGCATTTCTGGACTTCCATTTTCCTCTAACATCATAGCATATCTTACAGCATCATCTTCTTCTTCAAACAAGTAGAGGATTTGTTCTCCATCATCATCAGTTACCGAATATGCTCCTTCTGCCTCTTTGCCATTTATTGTTAGAATAAACATCTTAGACTATTTCACAAGCTTCCTGATATATCTCATAAATCATCTTCTGAACTACGGACTTATCAAGACTAATTTCTGCCTCCTCAATATATCTATTCAAGATTGAAAGAGTGTCTTCCGATTCAAATGCTTCAAAGTCTTCAGACTCTTGGATTTGGAAGTTCTCAACAATCTTGAGTTCAGCAATTCCAGATGAATAGAGTTTATCAACAAACTTTTCAAACTTTTTAGTATCTGTTTTTTTACGAACAATTACCCTTACAATTTTATTCTCATATTCACGAGAATCAAAAGTTTGATAGTCAGTGTCCTCATAATAAATGTTGTAGAAAAGACGATATGGATTGTTTATTGCAACCTTTTCAAGAGTTTCTGTATCAAAGATATGGAATCCTCTTTTGTCATTCACGTCATTCCAGAACATTTCATATGGATTTCCTAGATAGAAAACTGTACCGTTGTCCGATCTAGTGTGATAGTGTCCCGAGAAGACAAGTTTGAACTTTTCAAATAGTTTGCTCTCCAAACCGTGCTCCATGACGATTTGTTTATTAACTCTAAATCCTGAGAGTTCAAGGTGCCCCATCGCACACTTGCAAGATGTATTTTTAATAGTGTTAAGAGTATTTGCTTCATTTTCTTGATTAATCCAAGGAATAAACAGAGTATTTAGATTTCCCAGTTTAACTTCAGTAGACTCTGAATATACTGCGACATTATCATACTCACGAAGTAGTAAATCCACAGCGTTAACTTCGTTTGTATTTTTGTAGTAAGCAGTATGATTACCAACAATCGTATGAACCGTTACTCCCATTTGTTGGAGTCGGTCATAGTAATTATTTTTAGCCCATGAAAGAGCAGAAAAATCAATACCTTTGCGACTGTCAAAGGTATCTCCCATATCAACAACTGTAGTGATACCTTCTTTCTCTAATGTGGGAAAGAAAACATCATTATAAAACTTCAAGAAGTAATCATGAAAGAGTTTTGAATTCTTTCTAGCTCCGAAGTGTTGATCGGTAATAATAGCAACTTTCATTCAATACCGAAGTTTACTATGGACATTATCTTTGATGCTATTATAGTCTGAATAATTATTTCCGTCAAGGGTATTGTTGTCATCAAATACTTCGCTGTAACCAGAACGTTCAATAATCTTGTTCTTGATTTCTAACTGACGCTTCTCTCTTTGGATACGACGGAGGAATGCGTAGTGAATGATTTGAGTGAAGTATGCAAAAGGATTTTGTGACTTCTCTGGATTGAAGTTGTGAATGTATTGAACACAGTTCTCAATCCCATCAGAAATCATATCCTCCTTGAACATATAGTTCACGAAGTTTGGTTTGAATGAAAGGTGATTGGCAATCTTCAGGAAGCACTCTCCGATGTAGCGAGGGATGGGAGGTTTTGGTTTTCCTTGAATCTCTGCGATTTCCTTGTCTTCACGATACTTAATGAGAGCAGCAAGAAACTCTTTGTTGTTGACGTAATGCTCTGACCTCTTTCTCTTGGTCATGACTGCTGTAGATATCATAAGTTTTTATCATTATTATGTATAGATTATACCACTTTAATAAATGCTTGACAAGGTATCTGAAACCCTGTACAATAACCTTTGTGGAGGTTGAAAAGATTAGCTTTAGCTATTTTTATAGAGTTTCTCTAAGATCTCTTTTGTATCATTTACATTTCCAAGATATCCCATTCTACGATTAATCTTGGAATGATTTCCATCTTTTTTTGACTGACGGATATAATTTTGATACATCATAATCATTTCTATATCAGATGATTCTGACAAAGTTAATACGTCATCTAAATTAAGAATGAACATATCATCAGTAGTGGTTTTTAACCATGGTTCTACTTTATATCCAACAATACCTCCTTTACCTTTAATTTCGGATACAATTATTGGATTAGAAACTAATAACAAAGTTCTATCTTCTTCTTCAGAAGCTGCAATCTTTGCAAAGATTTCTTCACCTGATTTTAATTTTACTGTTGCATAGAAGTCGTCTTCAATTCCCATTTTTCTTTAGTTGTATTGTGATTATCTCATAATTAAAATTCTCTTCGTTATAAATTTTAATTCTTTCAATAAAGTGATTTAGAGTATAGTTTCTTCTTGTCTTAGTTGAACTATCATCAGCGATATCATAAAGAGTTGCTTTTACTTTGTCCTTTCCTTTTCTAAGAACTCGTCCAATACTTTGAAGATTACGGACTCTTGATTTACTTGGAGAGGCAAAGATAACATTATGGAGGTTTTTAATGTTGATACCAGTAGAAAAAGTTCCATAGGATGCAACGATAATTGCGCTGTTTTCTCTTTCTGTGATTTCTCTTACCAGTTCTCTTTCTTCAGCATCCACTCCACCATGAACAAAAAATACTTTACGTTCATTTCGCTTGTTAGTATTTATCTTCTCGTATAATATTGCTCCATGTGCCTCCACTCTACTGAATAGCACCAGAGTATTTCCTTTTAAGTCAAGAGTAAGATTAGTAATAAATTTATTTCTTTGATCATGACTGATTAAATATTGTATCTCATCTTCATAAGTTTCAAACTTTTGTGGAGAGTGTTTGAGAACAAGACACTGAATATCAAGTTGAGACAAATGCCCTTGTCTCATTAATTCATCGGTTTTTGTTACTTTGTAAGATGGACCAAACAATCCCTCAAGAACCCATTTGTGAGTTTGTGTTCCATCTAATGTTCCAGTAAAACCAAAACGATATTTTGCATGATGTAATTTTGTCATAATCTGAATGAGAGATTTTGACTTGAATAAATGCGCTTCATCACCTATAATGCATCCATAGTCCTCAAAGAATGAACGCTCTAGTTTATAGACTGATTGCCAAGTAGTAATCGTTACTGGATATTCATTTGTTTTTTCCCTACCAGAATAGATACGGTGGCAATATGAGTCAGCATCCCAACCATAATCAAGGAAATCCTTGTACATCTGCTCTACAAGAGATGTCGTCGGGACAACTAAGAGAATTTTTTCGCCTCTATCCACATAATATCTTACGAGAGAATAAATCATCAACGATTTGCCGCTCGCTGTGGGGCTTATCAATAGTT